TTAAGTTCTTTACCTGCTTTCATAAGTTCATAAGCGACTTGACTTTTTCTGCCATACTTCTTAACCACATCATATGTGTTAGAAATATTGACTGTCTTACGAGAGATCTGTGTGTAGTTACCTAACACAGTTGTAGAAGCAAGAGTAGCATATGAAGCATCATCGCCCTCTAACTGTCTGTTTGCGCCCGCAGGTGCTAATACGTCTGTTTGCCACTGATGATAAGTCTGACCCGCAGATGTACGCTTCGCCATTGAAAGCAAAGGTGTTTCTTCAGGTGAAATATCATAAATGATATTCTGAAAATCTTCTGCTATACCTGCACCGGTATAACTATTGGTTGCTGAAACTGCCATGATTGTTTACTCCTTAAATCATTTCTTCGATTAATTTACTTGCCAAATCTGAACTGCCTGATCTTCGTAATTGTTCACGAATTTTTTTAGCGTTAGAATTGACTGCTTTATTTGGGTCTTTTGAACCAGGTTTCACTACTGGTTTAGCACGACTGACCTTTTTCTTTACTACCGAATTTTTAGATTTAAGTTTTCTCCATTGCATCGCATCGTGCAACACTCTAACGTGTCGAGGATCAATAATTGCATTAAGTTCCGCATCAGTAAATCCGTAATCTTCTCTACCAATAGCAATAATTTCCTGGGTAGTCTCTTGACTCCAGTTCGGTATTTCTTTGGCGAGGACTTCTCTACCTTTTGCAACTTTATCTGCAACCATCTGTTGCTGTTTATTCAATGCTTCTTGCCTTTTGGATTCAAACTGTGAAACCAAGTTACTGCGCTGTTGCTGTAACTGATTAAACGTAAAGAATTTCTTCTGTGCTGTTACGAAATCACTATCAGACAGTTGTTCCCAGTTCACGTCTTGAAACTCAGATAACTGTTGGTCTAGTGCCGTAATTTTTGCTACATCCTGAATTAACTCACTGTTCAGCATTGACTGCTGTTGTAGGTTTTGCTCTTGCAAACGAATTTGATTCTCTAAAGATTCAAGTTCCTTACGCTTTTCTGCAACTTCCTGAGTTTTTTTGGTGTAGTCAAGTCCTTGTTGCGCTAATGCCACGACTTCGTCAAGAGGTTTCTCAATTTCCTCACCATTAACTTTTAACTTAACAGATTGTAAAGGTTGTTCCTCATCGGATTCCTCTTCATCTACTTCATCATCAGTTTCTAGTTCTTCATCATCGGAATTTGTATCTTCTACATCTTCTTCGTCATATTCTGACTCTTCTTCTGTATCTTCTACATCTTCCTCAACTTCTTGTGGTTCTTCTTGAATTTCCTGATCTACAGGTGGTTCATTTTGAATATCACCAAGCATCGCTTCTAAGCGACTTTGTGGTGACTCCATATTTGGTTGGTCACTCATAATGTTTCCTTATTTAATTAGGCAATGTACTACTTAAGTGGGTCTGCCCTTACCCAAATTCTTTATCGTGGATCTTGCACTTGCAACTTTGCCATCTTGCCTGTTTGCATAATGTCTTTAAGTGCTTTCTCGATTTGAGTCAAAGTTTGTAAAGCAATAACTAATCTGTTGTGTGTTACATCATCACTTAACGGACTGTTTTGCATAGCATCAACAATGTTATTTTTAACCTTGTTAAATGCTTCCCGGTAAACTTCGTTGCTCAGTATCTTTTCTGCTTGTTCCCCACGCTTGATTTCTTCAAGTGCTTTATCTTTCATTACATTCCCATTTGTGCTTTAATGTTTGCAATAGCAAGATCGGTCTCTGCTCTAAGTTGTGCTTTAAATCTTTCCAACTCTGCTTGAGATGCAATCTTCTCACGTTCTATTAGTATATCATTTTGTGAACGTAATTGCTCTTGCTTCATATCAGCATCATTCTTCTGCGCTTCTAATTGCATATCTGCTTGCGCTTTCATTTGCTCGATCTGTAACTGACCTTCAATCAATTGCTGTTGCGGATCAGGTTGTTGTTGTTGCTGACCTGCTTGTGGGTTATTAGCGGGATCATTCCAGAACTCATCAGGGTTCTTAAATCCTGCGTTCTGTGTAAGTTTTGATAACGCATTGTAGATTTTACCTGGATCAGTAAGTCCAACTTGTAATGCTTCTTTTTGCATTTGTAGAATGTTGTTTAAGTGCATTAACTGCTGATCTTTGTTACCCGCACCTAAACCTACTGATATAGATAAGTCTTTACGATTCTTCCATGAACGAGGATCAATCTCTACCCATTTGTTTCTAATGCGAACGATGTCAGGTTTAGTTAAGTTTTGTCTTACCATCTTATGAACGAGTAAGAATAAATCTTTAACACCTGTTTCTGCAAATGTTCTAGCAACTAACTCTAGTCGTTGCTGTGATGCGTTCATAATTTGTTGAACACCGGTAGCAGTTTTGTTTAATGAGTTGCTATCTAAACCTTGGTTGTAAGCAGTAATACCAGTACGCTTCTCTTTCATGTTATCCATGTATTCAACCATTTGGAATGATGATGCAGGGAATGGAGCGTGTTGTAATGGCATGATAGATGAACCAGGTTCACCTTGTACTCGAACAACACCGCCTGGTCTTGATGTCAACATATCGTCTAGGTTTACACGATCAGAGATAGCATAACGACCATTATTAGAAAGATACATATTATCTAATTGACCACGAATCAATGTTGATTTAACCATTTGAATATCTTTAGTTAAGTCAGCATAAGAACGACCAATATGTCTGTGTGGCATTAACATAGGAGATATACAGGCAAATGGAACATGGTCACATTCTTCTTCGTAGATTATTGTATTACCAATAACAACATAACGCATACGCTCATCACCAACTCGATAGTATGTATCTTTAACTAGAATGTCTGTTGTATCTACAGCACGATCATATTGCTCTGAGTAAATATCACGAGCATTAGATTCTAATTCAAACGCATCTTGTGTGTCTGCCATAATTTGTTCGACTTCTTCTACTTTCATATCGAACTGTTCTGCAATCTCTTCAGGACACATTAACTCACGATGTTGCACAAATCTAGCACTGTTTAAGTTTGTTCCGTTGCAGTCAACAGATACCATAATACTTTCAGGTGCTACGTTTTTAATCTTAATGCGACCATTAGTTTCTGTAATACGAATCTTAACGTCATGTAACATAGGTTGCATAAACGCTTGTTGCATTTCCATGTCAATCTCAACACCTTTACCATCTAATGGTTTGATCTCAGGTTCTTGAGTCATCATTGGAGGTGTCATTGGCATTGGTGTTACTGATGGATCAGGATAAGATGTATGTTCTACAATCTCAACATTGTCATCTTGTGCCAACATATCAAGTTGTGCATCTGTTAATCCTTCATATGACTCTTCGTCTACATCATTTTCTTCTTCGTAGTATGCTTTTACATATCCGTTTTTAGAAAGTAGTGCATCTTTAAACCAAACATAAAATACTTCAAACCCATTGTTCTTTTCTAAAACAATATGGTTTACATAATCTGTTTCTTGGTCTGCTGATTCTTGATCTTCAGGATTCTTGGGTTCAAATCTTACAATTTCGTCTCCACTGACATACACTTTTAAAAGTTGTGGCAAGGCGGATTCTATAGTGTCTTGCGTGTCGTAAGATACTACTTGAGAACGACCTTCAATTTCGTTACCAAATGGTTCACCTAAATAGTATTGAATTGCTTCTGCACGTTCTTCAGATAGTTGCGAATCGTTAATGCCGTATGCAATACTTTCTTCGTTCTCTATCTTAGCAACTATTTCTTCTTGTGTTAATTTCATTAAACGATTCCTAAATTAGAATATTTTATCTCGCTATTGTGCCAAGACTCATTGGTCATATCTTCAATAGATACTGCTAAATAACGAAACGCATCTGCACCATGTGAATATTCATCATGCACTGGTGCGCCTGGTTCATTGGTTGTAGAACTAATACCACGTCTATAATGCTTTAAACATTCGATAAGACGTTGTGTGCTTGTATCAAAGTAAACTCGATGGAAGTTCATTCGTGCTACCCTTATACCTGATTCTATATCAAGTCTAGGAACGATGCGAACATCCCAATCATATCTCCGCATAATATCTTCTGCTGATACACCATGCTTAAAGTCTTTGGTTCGACCATCATGCGGTAAATACATTTGACCCCAGTTATATCTCATGTCTTTAAGTTGAGCAGAGTAACTATCTAAAGTCCTATGGTCATCTTCTATGTAGTTAATGACACGAATATCTGATACACCTTTTTGCACAAGTATGATTGACATACTATCATTCCAACCTAAGTCCATAACTACATGAACTTTAAGTTGTGGGTCATAAGGAACTTTTGTTACTCTTCCTTGCTCTTGTGCTTCTGTAATCTCTTTAGCATAGATAGCACCATCAACAGCACTCTTACATTCACCTTCCCAAATATTACTGTAGTCAGGGTCATGCTCTTTACTATGCAATCTTTCTTGTTCGAGAACATCCGGAAAGAATGGATTATCGTTATAGTTAATCTTAACTACTTTACTGTTCTCAGGAGGATTAATTACAAATCGTTGGTATGTATCATCTGTATCTAATGATGGGTTAAATGTTACCCATATCTCTGAT